ACGGTATTACCCCGTTCATCTTTTGCGTCTTCGTATTCAGTAAATACATATCTAATACTCCCAGCAATTGGGTCTTTTTCTATTGTAAAATAGTTTCCGTTTGCGTCTGTTGGCATTATTGTTTTGGATGACGTTTTCTAATCTCGACCCCATCATTCATGCAAGTATATTTCCTACACATCTCTGGTCTTTTGTCATATATTTTACACCTTTTATTCTTTCTATCCAAGTGCGGACACTTTGGCATATATATCTCGCAACACAAACAACAATTTTCGCAGTTGGGTTCCATTATGTTATTGTGCCTCCATTATTGGCAACCACTACCCAACCTTCATTGTTTGCATATACTAGGGTACAACCCTCACCGACACCCGCAAAGGTAATCTGTGTGCCCCCACACATTGTTGCTGGGGTTATCTTCCAAGTATCCGCAGCGTTTCCCTCCGCTACACAGTAAATATGCTTTATTTGCCCCGATGTTCCATTGGCCAGTGTAACATTATCTAAATCGCTATCGCCATTAGTGGTTACTTCTGTGTTCACTGTTGCGATTGAGGCCGCAACCCCCTCACTTGTGGCTGTAATTTCATCTGGCGTTGCGTAAATAGCATTAGTAAACCCAATGTCCCCTGAACCCAAAATTGTCATCGCCGTAACTGGAGAGCCTGAAGCTATCTTAGTTCTAAAATAGAGATTCCCCGCATTGTTATTGGTGTGCAGGTCAAAGTAATAAACATCGGGGCTGGGTGAGGTGTCGTGCCAGATTGAAAATCCCTCATTGTCTTTTTGACTTCGTGAGAAAAATCCTCCATCCTGACCATTTGAAGGCCGTACTAAATAAGCAACAGAACCATCAGCATCATTCCAACCAGTGGGAAGATATTGTGTGGGGTCACCAGCTGAAACTGTATTAATTCCGATTGAAAAATAACCCTCATTGGTAAAGTGTGCCCCCTTTATGTTCGTGGATGCCCCCGCAACAGTAGAGGTAAGAAGAATCACGTCACCTTGTTGCCAGTTGTAGAGGCTGAAGTTGTCACCAACACCGTTTGCTCCCCCTGTGTCTTCCACTCCGAAAAAAGCCCCATAATCTACCCCCCCATCATTGAAAATACCCATATAAGAATAGGTAGAAGTAGTGCTCTCGATGTTAAACGAGTAGGGGTGGGTTGATGTATTTTCAACTGTCTTGAGTCTTAAAACATTAAGTTCTTCACCCCATTGGAAACATCTACCAGCAATATCACCATAGAAAGTAACATCATGGCCTGCTCCGTCTGTACCAACAGTAAGAGTGTTTGTGTGTGTATAAGCTCCACTAATTGTCTCAGTAGCGGTTTTGTCTAAAAGGTTTTGGTTCTCAATTCCTGCTATTGTCCCATTAACATCTGTAAAAGTAAGAGTATCTATTCCTGTAATAGAATTGTCCCCCATTGCAATATCCCCTGCCATAGTTCCACCTGCAAGTTTGAGATATATATCATCTAGCCCTGCCTCGGCAGGAGTCTGGTTAGTCCAGTTCCCAGAAGCGCCGTCATAGGCTAGAAGCTCGTTGTCAGCAGGAGTAGTAATAACGACATCGAGGATGTCGTCTAGAGTGATTATAGCTCCTGGTTCGTGTTCTAGAGACATTATAGTGCGATCCAGAAGACCTTCTGAGTGGCAGCCGACCCGATTACCCAGACCCCACTAGGCCGATAAATGGGAATTGTAACACTTTCGCCTCTCCTCAGAGGGAAGCCATCTGTAGCATCGGCAGATCCGTTTGTCACAGCATTTGAGTCACCGACATAAACAATACCAGCATTGTCCAAAGATGCCTTAACTAGTACACCATCAGCGGTGATTTTAGTATCAGTGGTGAGCTGTAGAGCTGTGGTTGAGATACTAGACTTCGCCCCATGAGCAAACTTTGTACCATAGACCCTAGGGCTACTCCCACCTCCAACCACAGATGGTTGGGACATGGCCCTAGCTTGCATATTATCGAGCTTGAAAGTCTTCGGGATTACCAACTTCTTGTTCTTCACCTCGTCCCTTATTTGGCGAAGAATCGTCTCAATCGTTGAAGTAGATGGTTGTTTAATCCCCTTGATGTCCTTTCTAGCCATGCCTATGGCTTTTACAACATCAGAATTGCTTGGGAGGGATTTTCTGGTATCCTTTAGGAATTCTACGACTTCCTTGAAGTCAACCTTAGAGGGTTCTGGGAATTCAAGACCCTCCACAGCTTTCAGAATCTCGTCTAGTTTCTCTGTCACACGTGAAACCTCCGATAAATCTAGTTTTTCTGCTTCTGGAATCTTTATCCTCTTCAGATTTCTGTTGATTTCGTCTAGCTTTGAGTTGTCGACACCCTCGACATTCTTAAGGTCCTCTAGGACAACCCCCAACATAGAGGCAAAGTCTTGGAATGCAGAGGCTAATGAACCAACTGCCATTACAACTTGAGTCTGGTTATCCTTGTCCTTTATAGCTTTTGGAATGTCTTTGAGAGGCCTCAAATCCTCCCTAACCCCCTCTAAATCGGGCTGGGCTATTCTATCTTTTATTTCCCCGAACTCCCTTTTAAGAAAGCTCAGTGCGTTATTTACTATGTCCTCAATTGCCATCATTTTTGTCCTAATGCAGCACCCTCCTCAAGGGGAGACATATTACCCTCTGGTCTTTCCCCAGGTTCTGGGGGTGGTGGTGGTTTGTTTGGGTACTCTTCAGGTGTTTCACCATACAGCTCAAGCAGGTCTGCAAGAACTTTATCCTTGTTGGCAGCAAATACCTCTGGGAAGAATGTCGCTAGTCTTTCAATCTTCTCAGAAACCATAGCCTCTAGCTTAACCTGGTCCTTGGTGAATAGAGTACTTGGGATAACAACAAAGTCGAAGATGTAGTCATCTAGATAATCAGAGCTGACAGCAACTAGTTTGTAGTTGATTCCTTGTTCATTGATTGCCATTTCTCTTGCTCCTATTTGCTCTTCGGTGAGAAGTGGCTTAGCAGCAACCCCTTTCTTCGCAAGTCTTGCACGGTCAGTCTTGGACGCGCCTACTTGGATTCCAAGTGTCCCAGTAGTTCCATCGGCAAGCTCAACATCAGGGATGTTGTAGATAGACAGCGCCTCTTGAAGCGTCTCTTTACCATCTTTGCCAATGACCTTTTCAACCTTTGGTCTCATGTAATTCATGAGGATATTAAGAATTCTAAGGCGGGTCTTCTGAAGCCATAGATCCTCAAGGAACATGAAGAATAGACCCTTTAGTTTCTTAGCGTTCTCATCTGCGATAAGGATTTCTCTAGCGGTGACACCACGACCTTGTTGACCTTGTTGGTTTTGGTCTAGTGAGGTGAGGTCCATCGCTCTAGCGACAACTTGGAGCATTGTGACATCAGAGTTAGACACGCCCTCAAATGGGATAGGTTTTACTTGACTGACATCTGGAACATAAATCTTGTTGTCTTGATTCACAAGTTCATCCTCAACATCGAGTAAGTCCTTGTTCACAAGACCGACAAGCAGAGGCTTTTCAAGGGATCGATACATCTTGTCGAGAATTGAGTTCCAGAGAGTATTATCAATGTCTTGATTGCCCTCAAGTGTTCCAGGTAGGGATTTGCCATAGAAGAACTGCTTGCCCTCGAATGGCTCAAAGATTGTCTTGGAAAATGGATACTTCTTCTCTTCTTTGCCCCAGAGTAGAGGAGCGCGGAGGATATCTACGCCGTTAATCCATATCTCGTACATGTCCTTGAATTTGTTGTAGTAGCGGATGACCTCGAAGTCATCTTTCTCGAGGGTCGTGCGTCCACCCCACGCCTCGTAGTAGTACGTGTCCGTAGTGGATTTGAATTGCTTGATTGATTGTCCGTCCTTTACGAACTTGAAATTGGGATAATGACCGAACTCCTGCTCTACTTGCTCAAGAGTGTAGTGTTGAACCCAAGCCAGAGCTGGCTGGTCTTGGATATCGAATATGCGGAAGTTCTTGATGAACAACTCAGAAAGGGGAACATTGATATCAATCGGACGATCGTCAACAGTAACTTCCTTTTCATCAAATTCAATCTCTCCTGTAGATATGTCCACGCTCTTGATGATTTTCCTCTTGTATTTGGTCTTGAGATAACCATCGTATTTAATAACTGTACCTCTAGCGGCACACTCCCAAGCCTCAAAAAAGATATCAAGCTGGGGGTTCCCGTGAGTAATGCGTGAATGTCTGACCAATTGCTTGGCTAGTTCGGCTCTCTTAGAAGAAAATAGGCCATCTTTATTGACAGCTTTGTATTCCATTTCTGGAATGGTGAGAGCGACGCCAGCAACCACGGCCTTCAATTTATTCCTTGTAACAGGGTTGAAAACATTCTCTTGCCAGTCCTCCTTGCCTTGTTCTTCTCTCGTGTGGGTGTAGCCGTTGAGCCTACGATCAGAGTCGTCCCAGTATTTGGTAGCTGTGCGGTCACCATCGGAGTGATTAAACTGGCGATAAGATTGATTTCTAGCCTCAATCATCTCGTCTATTTCCTCGTAGACAAACGTCCGAGCCTTGACTGTCTCAGGTGGTGGATTGTATGGAACTGGGGTTACGCGGTCTTCACTCATCGTAGTATTTTACGCTTCTTCTTTTTATAATCATGCTTCAGCTTAGCACGTATTGCTAAGTCACTAAGGGCTCGTTTCTTCTCTCGGCTTGAGGCGGGGATGTTTGGGTCGTTTGCAATCCTCTTGAGTCTTGCTAGATGTGCTGGGTCTCGGGTTTCTTTCAACACTCGGACATCTGTGTCAGCTTTCATCTTAGACTTGGCAGCTTTCCTACGAGCAAGTAAAACGTTCGGTGCGAAGTCTGTGGCTCTGTCGAGGATTTTTCGTTTCTTTCTAGGCATTTTTTAATATCTTGCGTTTCTTTGCCTTGCCACCTCTTACCTTAGTCTCTACAACCTTATCACCGCAAAAGGCCCACCGTATCCGCTTTCCTCCCCTATTCACCCACCTATATCTTGGCCCTCGCCCATCTTGGCAGCTAATTGGCATACTTCGCAAGGATTAAGTCCTCGTCTAGGACTGTGTAATTCTTACAATCAAACTCAAATGTTCGACCATCGAGCTTGTTCACTATAACAACATCACCCCTCTTGACGCTTTTGACGCCCTTGCCCACAGCCAGCACATCAGCTTCACGGGTGACTATTGCATTTTTTGTATCGATAACTGTCTGGCCCCCTCCCACTGACTTCTTGTAATTGTCGCGGGGATCCGCCACAAGTATTATACCACTTTTCGTTCCTTTTGGCATTTGTATAGATATCAACACCTCTTTTGGGAGTGGCTTAACCATGACGTATTCTAGATTTTAGTTTGTTCCTCCACATCTTCTTCTTGAAAAAAGCATCGACTCGCTTTTCCTCTGTTATCGCGGGAGTTGGTTTAGACATTATACCATATCTCAAGGCATCGACTGCATGGTCTTCTGCGTCTGTGTCCAAGTCTTCCACTTTGTGTTCGTCATGAACCATTGAGGGCACAGTCTTGATGAGATTGTGACAATTACGGAATACCTGAAGTCTTGCCGTGGTTCTTTCTTCGTTGGGTCCGTCTTTTGGCTTACGGAATGGCTTTATGTACTCCCTGACCTCTGCCCAACCATTCATGCGGTCATTATTACCTTTGACGAGAATCAGCCTCTCGGGTGTAGGAAGTGGTTCACCATATGAACGCTTCTGAGTGGCCATGAGTTCTTTGTAGGTGCTTTGGATGATATCAGCACCAGAAAGGG